GTTGGGATTATTAATCCACCACCGGAGAGTTACTCCGGAAAAGCTCCTAGGACTTAAATCCAGGGGCCAAGGTCGTACCACTGCTGAGTAAGAACGTCAGGAATAATCCTGGCGCGAACGACGCCTCGAAGAGTAAATGCATTATTTTCCTCTTCGGTTGACGGCACCCAAAGTCTAGCCAATAACATGGCCGGACTGTCAGCATCTCGGGTCACCCCGAGCGAAGCGATCATAGGGAAGCGGTATCCTTCGAAACCGCGACCTGCTGATACTGGAGGTGGAACATCATCACGACGACGAGATACACTAGGTGTAGCCTCGTCGAAGTTCATGATTATCCCCCCATCACCGAACCCAAGCGGGATCCCGTAGCGAACAAGCTGCGGAGTCCCTCGAAGAAGGTGAAGCCAACAGCTCCGAAACTTACGATCACAACCGTAATAAGAATTACGGCGATGAGCAAAAGTCCGGATACTGTTAGCCAGTTTAAAAACGCTTTCGACATTGCTGACTCTCTCTTTTAAGTAGATGGGCTTGCAATCAACACCATTGTAAAAGTGAGCACCACAGGATTCACGAAAATAGCCGCTTACGCAGCTCTTTTCGGTGTTTATAACAAATCCTAGGAACTCACAAAAACTCTGGTAAAGGCTGAAAGCTTCTTTTGGCAATATAACATCATCGCCAAAAACACTTATCTTTCGAGAGTCCAACTTCAGACTCTTGCAAACTGCATGAGCAGCTGCGTAAAAGATAAGGGATTCGAGTTCAAATGTGAAACCGTTCCCCATAGCGGAGAACTTCTCCCATTGTATGACCTCGGAACCAAGCTTTCCGTTCTTGGATCGACAAGCATCCATTAACGTGTACCAGCGTGTACAGCTAACTACTGTACGCACTAGTTCACGAGATATGGAGTCACTCGCTGAGGAGAAATCTACGGTAACAAACTCGGCTGTCTTCGATGACAGTCGGGCAAGGTCCTGATTTCGCTTTTGCGAGTTTAAGTCGATTCCCTCACGCCTAAGTCTTCTTCGAATCATAGAGCCAATCGCTTTTTGAAACCAGGTGTTAAAACCCGGCTCAATTGCGATAACCCTATCAGTCTTGGAATTCTTAGGTACAGTAACCACTTGGTTACCTCCCTGCATAGAAAAGAAGCTATCTAGATCAGTTTCCTGATCCGTAGCATTACTAATCCATGTAGGATAAGCTGTAGAAAACCACGGCTTAATGAGGTGGTAAAGATCTCGCGTTATTCCACGTTCACCGTGGAACTTGTTGTAAGCCGACACAGTACTACCTTTTAAAGTAGTAGTGACGCCGGGACCCCAACCAGCGGAATCTACAAACTCATCAGCGGAGAAATCGCCTAGTACGCTATCGATTTTACGAATCATTGCATCAAGCAATGAAGCGTTGGTACCACAGTATGTCGGGTCCAAAGATAGATTACGAAAACGATTATTCGTGCTCTTGCAAAGCGCCTCGTATTTACGAAACTTTGCAATCGCAGCATCCTTCTTACTAACGTCGAGTTCAAGAAATTGACTCTTCGAAAGAAATTCGGTTGCCGCGTAAGCATCCCTAAAACTGACGGCATTTGAATAGCTGTCAGCTAGACAATCCAAGCCCGTGAGCTGTTCATGTTCTCCAGATTTATAGAGAATCCAAACAGTCAACGAGCGAGGACAATCAAGGGAACTGAGAAATTGTAGAATAGCCTCATCGTTAAAACGACGATCGTAGCGAGTTGCCCGAAAGATCTTCAATCTTTCAGTATTAAGGCTCTTAGAGCTCATAATATTTTACCTTTCCAGTGGACGAATCAGTCTAGTTTAATAGACCGATTCAAAGTTTGAGACACCGTTAGTAATAACAGCGTTCGCAAGGGTATTCTTGACATAAGCCAAGAGATCCTTACGCTGCTGGAGCGTACTACGCTCCGGCAGAACAAACTCCACATTGGCAATCAGGTCGTAAGCCTTAGTCGGCGCCGGTTGAATACCGGTCGACGTAGACGGAGACGTGACTTCCAGGACAGGCAGGACAACTTTTGCCGTCAGTTTAAACGCGCGCGAACCGTTTTTAGTCGGTTGGCGCAGCGAATAGCTGATGACAGGAAAACCGATGGCGATTCCGCCAGACCGGTCGGCCCATTTCGCTACATCGTCAACGATGTTAACGGGGTCAAAGTTGTGGTTTGCTGGGGTCGCTTGACCATCAGCCAAAAGCAGGGTTGCAATAGCAGCCATTTAATTTCCAATTATAGGAGGTTAGTTAGACTTACCGCGCGAAAATGCACCGGTAAGGAGAGCCATTGCGTTAGCCACATGATCAAAGCCGAGCGGATTCTTAAAGGAAGGAAGACAAGGAGAAGGAAAAGAATCAAGTTTGAATCTTTCCACTCTGTCCCACTCCCTCGCAGCAGTCGCATCGACCGTGGTTTTGAAGTTAACGGATGACGGGCCTTTATTACACACCCATACAGTCTTTCTTTTCTGAAATACCGTTTTCGATCCTGTCCGGAAGGTCAGGCCGATAGTGGCATCAAGAGAAGAAATAAAGTTACCGACTGGTAAAAACCAATCGACAACAAAACTATAAGGTGTGAGCTCCCAAGCAATTAATGCCGGGTTGGATAAACCAACCTGAGTCAGTAAGTGCGAGGCGTCGTAGGAGGTCCAGTACTCGCACTTATATTTTACAATATAAGTGCATTCCTGGATAGCATAGCCTTCGTGATCGTCGTAACCCCCGAAAGTACAGGGAACTACTTTACGAAAAGTCCGACGTACGGATTGTTGCGCCGAACCCCTAATTTCTTTTGTGACACGTTGAGCCAAAAGCTCAGCGGCGCCATAAACGTCATTAAGGAGGGGCTTCCATCCATACTGCAATGCTAACCACCCATTCGCAGCAGCCTCTTCAGGCTTATGCGTAAACGCTTTGTTGAACGATTTCTTCACTTTCCGTGAAGGATTCATTCCACCAAGCGCACGAGCAGCGGCGACAATGTTACCTTGTTTAAGGTTCTTGAAGGACTCTGCAATCTTAATAGCTGTAGCAGCTAAAAGATCCATAGTCTGCTGGCGTTCAGCGATAGCCTGTGCAATGTTTATCTTCTGATCCTTCATCTGAAGGAGAAGTTTAGTTGCACATAAACCATCGATAGCGCTAGCTTCCGCGGAGCTAAGAGTATAACTTCCGACTGAGGCATTAGGCGCAAGATACTGTGCCTGCCAACCGAAACGTTGAGTACTCTGGGTCATTTCTTTCCCATAGTAATCATCACGCTGCCAACTACCAAACATATACGTATCTTTGACGATGTCAAAGGTGTACGGATTTGCCGGTAGAAGACCAGCTCGTTTCAGAGTCCGGAAGTTAGGGGTTCTAACCCAAGTCTTGTTTAACACCATCGACTTATCTTTACTTCCATACGAATTGCTGATAGTCGTGCTAGGATAGAGTGCAGGATTAGAATTTAAACTACTCCTGTACACGATCGTTGACGACGTCATCTTTCCGTAAGAAGAAGTAGAGTTTGTTAATGATGGCAAGACTTAACTCCCTTGTGAAAGGCTACACAACTGACCGAAAGGTCAGACTAGTTACTACTTGATTCGGCGGAACTGATCGGTCAAGATAGAATCGAGGTAATCAGCAGATTTCAAGCAGGTAACTCCAAATAAATGGAGCGCGCCTACGAGAAAGTAAGCTGCTCGCCAAGAAAATATCTTCACTTAAAGTTTCTCCGAGTCACAGTAGTAGTAATCCGCACCCCAGAACACCCGGGAATGCGGTCTTCAACTGCCTAACCTTAAGTTCGCGTACCGCCGAGAGAACGAACCATGTCTCTGAGCTCTCGCTTGAGAGTTCGAAGATCAGCAACTGGTAAGTTGTTGATGAGGTCATCTGATAAACCGGAAGCATCAAAGCCTCCATTGTTTACTAGATTATTGCGTAAGATTAGAACTTCCTGAATAAGGAGGGTCTTTTCTAAAGCGTCGTCCATGATAATTCTCCGATAGTAAATGAACTAAGGGGTGGTTGAAACTATGAGATTTCTCTCA